CAGATGACAGGACCAGACCGGACGACCAAGCTGACGACCAAGCTGACGACCAAGACAGATACAGATACAGGGACCCAGATACAGGGCCAGATGCAGCAGACAGGATACAGACCTGTAACCAGGCAACAGATCCTGAACAGATGACAGCAACAGATTACAGCAACAGCATGCATGTATATGTATAGCAGGGCTGCACAAAAAGCTGAATATCTGTACAGAATTGCAGACAGTAACAGCAACAGTAGACAGTAAGCATGAGCAGTTAGCAGAAAACCTGGAGCTGAAACAGGAAAACAACTAGGGGGTGGCAAAAAGAAATCAGTTTCCGATTTGGGGGACTTGCAAAAAATAGGTATTGCAACCCAAATGCTCTATATATCTAACAAAAATTATTCAGGCTACATCTATTTGAATATAGAAGGGTGCATTTACGGGTATTTATATCTCCGGGGATATAGTGTGAGCCGATTGCGAGGGTTAATTGGCTCAGAAATGGCTGATATTTGAGCCGATTAGGTACAACTACGAACATTTGAGCCTTTTTACTACGGTCATTTTAGCATTTTTCAAAAAAAATTCCTTCGGAATGTGACGGTAGCCTATTAGGTTATAATAATAACATGCTGTTGTCGCTTTTAGTTTATGTTTTACGCGCGTAATCATACAAAGTATGATCCAAACACCTAATATAAAATGAAAAAAGAGTTTTTTTACCTTGGCGGTGCAGTTGCACTAGGTCATTTCTTCGGTTCTGACTTTGAAATTGCGTCATCTTTGGTATTTGGAGCTATTGTGGGCGTTGCAGCGTTCATCATTAGTAAGTTTGTAGAGCAATACAGCAAATAATACAGCGGTATGCCTACGGATAAGCCGAAAAACCCCACTAAAGCAACAACGGGTGGAGTTACCGCTGAAAAAGTAGTTGACGCGGCTAAGCGTGCCTTTAATGATGTGGTGCCTTTAGGCATGGTTATTGATAATATTAAGAATCCTAGCCAAGAAGATAAGGTAATTGAGAACCTTAGTGAGATTGGCGACCTTTCAGGTGTTGCATCTTGGGACGACGCATATAGAGCGTGGAATAGGTACCAAGAATCAGACGACACGCTGCCGGATTTTTGGGATGCTGTGGATATGGTGACCGCTTTACCCCTTGTAGGTAAGGCTGGCGGTGTAGCTAAAGGTTTTAAGTTAACAAAGGGTGCAAAATCGGCATCGTCGTTTGCTGACTTTATGAAAATGCTTGGCAGTGCAGCTAACTATGCTGACGGGGCGCAAGACTTGTACCAAAATGTCGCAGAAGAAGAAGCTGATGACACACCGATGCCATCACCTGGGTATTTTGATAAAGCAATCATAGACGCTAGAAAAGAATTACAACCAATACAGGAGACGACCAGAGTACCTTATATGGCATCTCCCGTGTACAACCTTAAGGTATATAACTAAACAGAAACAAAACAAAAACATGAACACTCCAATTACTAAAAGAGTACAAGACGCTATGGGCGCACAAGCACGCAGTGCCGCACAGCAAACAAAAAATCACTCTGCGAGAGAACAAAAAGCTATTGAAGCCCGAATCTCAGGCAAATACAACAACGAGCTGTACAGGAAGCAACTAGAAATCCAGAGCCGCACGTACAACGAGTTGGGGATTGGCAAGGACTATAAGGGTAGTAAAACCTCGCCAGAATACCAACGTTTGTCAGGTATTGCGGCGGGCCGAGTAGCGAAGCGCATGTCAAACAATAAGGGGCCAAATGAAATCCGCGCAAAAAGAGACGCTGAACTTGCCCAATCTCGTGCAACTTACGAAGCAATGCCGTCTACGCAATCCCGCAAGAGAGCAGCGGCGCCGTTAAACCAGGTGGCAAAAGGACACGAAGGCCAAACCAAAAAGAAAAAATACGACGGTAAAATTACCGATATTAAAAAGCGCAAAGGAGAACCTGGATACACTGTTACTGTTCGCGGTAGTGTTAACCCAGAAAATCTTAAGCATGCGCTAAAGCATGGCAAAGGTAAGCGCGCGACAAAGCCAACCAAAACTTCAAAAGGCAACGTCATTAAATATTAAACAATAACATGTTTAAACTCTCGGGTTCTCCATTTAGACAAACCCTTTCTTCTGAAGCTAAAAAGGCTAAAGCGGAAAGAGACCTGAGATATGCTAAAACTGACGATCGCCGTAAAAAGAAGGCTGACTCTCAGCGCAAGCACAGAGCTGCTAAAAAGAACGGCCAAAATACATCGGGTAAAGACTATGACCACCGCACTGGTCGCTTTGTATCCGTGAAAGCCAATCGAGGCAATCGCGGTGAAGGTACCAAGAAAGAAGGCGGTAAAAGATACAGAATTGGATAATGGCTAGAATAGGCAATTACTTAATAGACGATAACGTACAGGGTACTGACAAGGTCCTAGGTACAGACACCGAAGGGCAAACTAAGAACTATTACTTATCGGATGTAGGTAAATATTTTAGCGAGAGTAACCACGTGGTCGTTTCCGGCCAGGTGGTTTATAAGTTTGTAACTTCGCCTGATAACTTTACACACGGTACGTTTATGATTACCGACGGCGGTGGTGGTAATGGCGATGCACTTTCTTCAATAGCTACTTTATATATAAGTAAAAATATCGCAGAAGAAGAACCTGCAGCAGATTTGCTTGGAGAGATATTTAGTGAGCGTATTCAAATTTACGGTGTAAATGACCGCAATGCCTTTTACAAATACGATGTAACATCTATTACTACGGTGCCGACAGAAACGTTGGAAAACGCTTATAGAGTGGCTCTTGACCCTATTGACGGCATGGGTGTGTTAGAAGCTAACGATTCATACGCAATTGGCTTTTTAGCGGACGAAGCGACCGGCGATAAAAAATACGAACACGAACAATCTTCCGCGGCGGCGACCTGGACGATTGATCATAATTTAGGGAAAAAACCTGCGGTATCTGTAGTTGACAGCTTGGATAACGTAGTTATATGTGAGGTGGAATACACTTCGCTAAATCAAGTGGTATTGAGATTCGATTCTACTTACTCTGGAAAAGCATATTTTAACTAAACAACAACCAAAAAACAATGGCTTTAAAGATTGTATCGGGGATTGATGTAACGAGCATTAGTCTATCCTCTTTCTTAGACTTAGCGAAGAACGAACTTCGCAATGCTCAAATTCATAATCTGACGACAACACAGATTGCAAGTATCTCTTCTCCGGCGACGGGGCAGTTTGTATACGATACTACGCTTAGCGTATTAAAAGTATACGATGGTACTTCCTGGAACATTGTTGGTGCAGATGTTGACGACACAACTATCGAGTTGTCATCTAATACGCTTTCTATCAAAGCAGGCGGTGTAGGTGCAACGCAACTTGCAACCGGTGCGGTAACTACAGTTAAGATTGCCGCAGACGCTGTAACAGGTGCAAAAATTGCCGATGATCAAATTAACAGCGAACACTACGTTGACGGATCTATCGATACAGCGCACTTGGCTGACGATGCTGTTACAAACGCTAAAATTGGTGCTGGCGCAGTGGGCACTACTGAAATTGCAGATGGTTCTGTATCTACCGGTAAACTTCAGGACCGCGGTGTAACTTATGCAAAAATCCAACAAGTTTCTGCAACATCGCGTATTTTGGGTCGTATTACAACAGGCGCTGGTGATATTGAAGAATTAACCGCGGCCAACGTACGCACAATGATCAACGTTGCTGACGGTGCAACCGCGAACACTGGTACTGTAACAAGTGTTGCGGCTACTGCGGCGGGTGGTATTAATATTTCCGGATCTCCTATCACTACAAGCGGTACACTCACTATTGGCACTACAGGTAACCTTCAAGATCTTCACCAGCTAGGTGCGGTTGATGCGGCAGACAAATTTATTGTTTCTTCCGCTGCTGGTACATTTGCATATGAAGACGCATCTACGGTACGCGGAACTCTTGGTTTAGGCACGCTGGCTACTCTTGATGCAGTTGGCGCAGCGCAGATTACAGATAATACTGTTGGAGCGGCTGAACTTAATGTATCGGGTAATGGCACTGCAGGTCAGGTATTGAAATCAGACGGCGACGGAACATTTACTTGGGTTGACCAAGATGTTACTGAGGCTAACTTGAAAGCTGTGCTTGCAGGATTGGATTCACTCGATACGCTTTACATTGGTGATTCCGGCAATGACACTGAGGTAGTTATTCGTGGTAACTTGACGGTTGATGGTACAACTACAACAGTTAACTCTAATACGCTAGAGATTGGTGACAACAAGATTGTTCTTAACGGCGACCTTGCTTCAGACACTGCTCCGACAGAAGACGCAGGTATTGTTGTAAATCGCGGTAATGCTACTGACGCAGAATTGTTCTGGGATGAAAGCGCCGGCCGCTGGACAATGTTTGACGGAAGCACTAACTACACAATCCCAACCCAAGATACCAACACACAGTTATCTAACGAGCAGGTTCAAGATATTGTTGGGGGAATGGTTACCGGCAACACCGAATCTAATATTTCTGTTACCTACCAGGATGCTGACGGTACATTAGACTTTAGTGTTCCTGCTGCAACCTCATCAGCAATTGGTGCCGCGCGTGTGGCCGCCGGTGCTGGAATGGGCGTTTCTGTTTCTGGTGGCGTGTTTACCGTTAGCACTTCAGTTGGTGTATACACAAATACCAGCGTTTCAGTAACTGGCGGAACGGCTTCAATCCTTAAAACAGCACACGGCATTGGCTATCCTGCAAACGTACAGGTATACGATAGCAACGGTCAACTTGTTCTTGCGGATGTTCGCCAAACAACCTCTGGTGACAATAATATCACTATCAATGCAGCTAACGGAACTTACGCGGTTGTAATTACTGGTCAAACAGCGTAATAATAAAGTATAGATTAATTTAATAACAGGGGAGGGGGATTAGTCTTCCTTCCCTTTTTTTCTTTGATATGGCATTAAAGGTAAATTCAGACATAGCCCTAACGGGTAGCTTAACAGTATCGGGATCTTACGGATTAGCAGCCGCCGATATACCATCATTGGCTGCAGACAAAATCACAAGCGGTACTTTGGCAGCGGCTAGAATTCCTTCTCTGGCAGCATCAAAAATCACATCAGGCACGTTTGCTGATGCACGAATTGCGTCAGCGGCGAACTGGAACACAGCATATAACTGGGGCAACCACGCGGCTGCGGGTTATTCTACATTTGACGGCGCATACGATTCCCTAACGGGTCGGCCGACGATTCCGACAGACAACAGTGAATTAACAAACGGAGCAGGATACGTTACTTCAAATACGAACTATTATTTAAACGGTATATCCAAATCCGGAAATACCTTAACTTTTAGTGTAAGCGGTGCAACTAACCAATCATACACATTTGGTTCGCTTGCATTCAGTTCTGCTACATACGATAATTATAGCAGCTGGAACTTAAAAACCGGAGGCGTGCAGCGCACAACCGTAGGTTCCGGAGGCAATCTTGATATTGTTGGTGGTACAAATGTAACCGTAGCATACAGTGCAGGCGGTGTTGTAACCATTTCTTCTACCGATACTAATACTACTTATTCTACGGCAACCTCGTCGACACTTGGATTAGTTAAAATAGGCTATACGGAAAACGGAAAAAATTATCCTGTAGAACTTTCTTCGGGCCAAATGTACGTTAACGTACCATGGACGGATACAAACACAAATACCGTCACAAGTGTTGGGGTTAGCGGGAGCGAAACTACAGGTACGGTAACATTAGCAGCATCTGGAGCAGCCTCGATATCGCAGGTCGGAAGCACTGTGACCATTAGCGCAACAAACACAACATATAGTGAATACAGCGGTAGCAGCGCGGGTCTTGTTCCCTCTGGTCAAGGAGACTCTTCTAAATACTTATCGCAAGATGGTTCCTGGACAATTCCTACTGACACCAACACAACATATTCAGCAGGAGCTGGTCTAACATTAACGGGAACAACATTTGCTGTAGACTCAAACTTAGCTGGCGACGTGTTCACTATAGGGCGCGATGGAAACGATAAATATACAGTAAACACCACGAACCACGCATGGTATCTTGATGGTGTATTAGACATGCGCTTAAACAACGACGGAAATCTCGACGTTGACGGTGATGTTATTGCGTACTCTACTGTTACCAGCTCAGACCGCAAGCTTAAAACAAATATTGAAACACTTGAAAACGCTTCCGAAAAAGTAAAAGCATTACGAGGCGTTTCGTTTACGTGGGACCATGGCCGCAAAACAGGTAAAAAAGATATAGGTCTTATTGCACAAGAGGTTGAAGAAGTGGTGCCTGAAATTGTAGGCGAAGCTGAATTGCTGGATGGCACAATGGCTAAGCATGTAGACTACCCTAAACTTGTAGCGTTATTAATTGAGTCTAATAAGGAATTAATGGCGCGCTTAGAAACATTAGAAGCAAAACTAGATGGCGTTACAGAGTAGTGGAGCAATAAGCATATCGCAGATAAAAACAGAGCTAAGCAGCTCGAGTAACTCTTTAGCTACTTTATCTACAGCCGCAGGCAAAACCGCTCCACACGCTATAAGCGAATTTTATGGCTATAGTGCCGTTGTGCCACTATACTACTGGGATCTTAGTAACGATATTAAATGGGATTCGGCGGTAGATAAGCCTTTGCAATCTACTTCTGAAAGTCTTAGCGTATCACTATGGATTCGCCCGCAGTGGTCAGCATCTGACCTTAACCTTATTGTTTTTGATTTAACACCATCGGGCACTACTTCAACGGCTAACAGGTTTTTCTTGCAATACGATTATGGTTTAAACCGGTTTGTTGCAAGATATAGAAGTGGTTCTTCGAACTTTGACAGACAATGGGCATTGCATAGTAATAACGATGCTACCGGCACTGGTACGTCTTCATCTAATTATTGGACGTCGTCAAATCGTGGTAACACAAACTCAGACGGGTTTGTGCACTTATTTTTAATATATGACGCGTCGCAAAGTTCACCAGCCTCTGCATTTAAACTATACTGGAACGGTGCAGAGCTTAGAAATACCGCTGCATCAAACAGCGGTTCAAGATCAAATATGACTCTTGACGAGTTAACCTTCTGTGGTAATGATCACAATACAGGTGGTAGCCGTATTGCAGATTATATGTTCATGCATATGTGGGATCAAACCACCGATGCAGGCGATCTTGCGACTATGTACAACTCAGGTGATCCTATTAGCGCCGCGGATGCTAGTTACACCACTAATTTAATATTTGGTGATAATTCAGAATCAACACCTTCGGTTAACGATTCAGACTCTAGCGGCAATTATGATTTTGCTGCAGCAAATGGGCAAAGTGTAGTAGAACTATAAATATATATATTATGAGTAAATGGTTAAAAATATTCGGTGCAGGCGCAACTCCACTTATTGACAAAGCGGTTGAAGTTGCAGACAAGTTTATAGAAACGCCGGAAGAAAAAAAAGACTTTATTAAGCATGCGTACGAGCAAGAGGTAAAAGACCGCGAAGCAGCTCGCGATTTAGGCAAAAGTAAATCTACGCCAGACGTACTTACTTATATTACACTTGTTATTGCTTGTGGGCTTGGGGTTGCTATTTTTACTGACGCGCTTAGCTGGGGCACCCTAACAGAAGTGCAAAAAGGATTGATTACAACATTCAGCGGCTTCTTCTTGCGCACGCTAGGGGACGTGTACGGATATTGGTTTGGGTCATCTATGGGCTCAGAGGGCAAAACAAAAGAACTAACTAAGCTGACACGCAAGTAAATGTGTTAAAAACCACTATATATAGGTAATATATATAACATAACCTTAAACATTTAAACCAAATGACATTTTATTACCGAACGACCACCTTTGGTGAAAGCCAAAAACCGTCCAATGAACAAATCGCATGGTGGAAGCGAGCGGCAGAAAAGAAAAACTGGCGTATTGTTCGATTACCTAATGGTTACTTTCAAACCGAGCTAGACCTAGGCGAAGACCAATGGCATGATGTCACTCGCCGGGAAACTATTGAAGGTGCGGAAAGCGCAATTGATTCTTCGATTGAGCATTTCTCAAAAAAGCTGGAATACAGCAAAGGCCCTACAGTAGTTAAGACATTTGAATAAACCAAAACAATTTAATTTAATATAATGGAATTTAATAACCCGAGCGAGATCGTTAAAGATCTTACATTTGGCAAAGTTGCCAATCGAAAAATTATGTCCGGCGTCAATAAGTTAGCGAACGCAGTGAAGTCTACATTAGGGGCTTCTGGTAAGTGCGTAATCTACGAAGACGCTTTGGGCCGGCCGGTCATTACAAAAGATGGTGTAACCGTAGCGGAAAGCGTAGTCTTATTTGACCCGGTCGAAAACATTGGAGCCACCTTAGTTAAGGAGGCTGCAGCAAATACAGTGCGTGAAGCAGGGGACGGTACAACAACAGCCACCGTCCTTGCTCATGCTTTATTAAAAGAATTAACAGAAGTCGTTGATGAATCCACGATTAGAGAAATTAAAAAAGGCGTCAATGACTGTGCTAAAGAGATTGTACATCATCTTGATGCTACCAGTGTGGCGGTTGAGGGTGACATGCTACAGCAAGTTGCTTACATTAGCTGTAACAACGATCAAGAGCTTGGAGAAAAGATTGGCCAAGCTTTTGAAAAAGTTGGAACAGATGGAGTTGTATTAATGGAAGAATCCGAAACAAATGAAACGTATGTAGAATTTGTCGAAGGTACTCAATTTAGCTCAGGTATCAAATCACCGCATTTCGTTACCGATAAAGACAAAGGTATAGCCGTTTTAGACAATCCTTACGTGCTTATTGTCTCTTCTCCTATACCTAATATCCGAAAGATCCAAAGTGTCCTAGAACACGTTATAAAGAAGAATAGAAGCCTGCTTATCGTCGCTAGCGTTGAGCAACAGCCTTACCAGACGCTTTTAGCCAATAAGGTAAAAGGGAATATCAAGGTAAACATCGTAGATTTACCAGGGTTTGGGCCAACAAAGCAGGAAGCGATCGAAGACTTAGCTATATTAACAGGCGCTAAGGTGATCAATGAAGAGCTTGGCGATGATTTGGATTTGATTAGCCCAGATGTATTAGGTGAAGCAGTTAAGTCTGTGACGAACCAGAAAAACACTGTGCTGCAGGTGGAAGCCGACCAGGAGCTGCTCGAAGAGCGTATTCAAAATGTACGCGATCGAATCTCTGCGGAAACCAACGGATATATTAAAGGCAAACTTGAAGAACGTTTGTCTATGCTTACCGGTAGTGTTGGTTTGATTTATGTAGGAGCAGACTCCAAGGTCGAGCTTAAAGAAAAGAAAGACCGCGTTGAAGACGCAATCTACGCAACGCAAGCGGCGCTTAAAGAAGGAATTGTAGCCGGAGGCGGAGCAGCGCTGTATTATGCTTCCAACAAAATTAAAGAAAAGAACGCTGGATATTCCGCGTTGCTAAAAGCAATTCGTGCGCCGTTCGATACTATTATGCATAACGCTAATATTATTGATCCAGAAGCGCCAACCAAGAAGAATTGGGGTATTGATGCAACAAGTGGCAAAAGCGTTAATATGATTAAAGCGGGTATTATTGACCCGGTGTTGGTTACAAAAACAGCATTAAAAAATGCAATTAGTGTAGCGACCACAATTATGTCTGCTGATGTAGTAATTTCAAACATGAGAATTAATGAAGGCAGTTAATAATTATATCATTATAAAAAAGATCAAGGAGCCGGCTAAAAAAGTCGGTGGCCTTGAGCTTACAGAAAAACAAAACAGCGACGTGCGTTATTTAAAAGCGCAGGTTATTAGCTGTGGGCCAATGGTAATCGGCGTTGAAAGCGGAGATACAATCAGATATGATAAACACGCTGGGCACGGTATAGAATGGCACGATGAATTATACCATGTAATTACTGTTGGAGATGTAGTTATTGTCGAATGAGAATAACTGCGTCTGACATACGTGAAATGAATTTGTTTAAGTATTACAGGCTCGTTAGAAAATGGGCTTGCAAGACTTACGATATACTAGACGCAGACCTTGAGCTGCTGATATATCTTGATTGCAAAAAGTATTTTACACGTAATGATTTTATAGAAGGCACTTACACTTATGCTTGGGATAAAGACAGGTGGGAGCGCTTGAGAAGAGATGGCTGGATTGACGTATGGCGCCATAGAAATAGGACTACAATCAAATATAGTGTTTTTACTACGTCTACAAAAGCTAAGCGGCTGATTACACGAATGTATAATGTAATGCTTGGTGAAGAAGATTTACCTGTCGGTGGCAGAAGTAAATTTTACAAAAACAAAACGTATACAGATAAAGTCTATAATAAAGCTATAGACGATATGATTAAAGATAAAGACAGATGATTCCTATAACTAAAAAAGCACAAATTAGCAGAGCACGTTTGCCACAAAACCAAGAGGTGACTATTGATCCTCAGGGTAAAAAAGTTGGAAACTTTTCGCCTTGCGGTAAATGTGGCGCTATAAACTGCTGCTGCAAATAATATGGCTTTTAAATTAAAAGACAAGGGAGAGCTCTTTGGATACAATGAAGAGCTTTCTACATTTGATACTCCCGTGTTTGAAAAAAACCTAGGGAAGAATATTGAAGCGGAGGCAAATAGAGACGGAACTATATTTATTTCTAAAAGTCTTGCGTGCACAAAAAAAGCATCAGCCGTAGAACACGAGCGGGTGCACTTGGAACAAATGAAACAAAACAGATTGTCTTACGACAATGATACGGTAACATGGAAACCAACAACGTCATCGCCAGCAAAAGTTTATTCCAGAGCTACGATGGCTGAAGGTGCAGAAAACCTGCCGTGGGAATCTGAAGCTTATTCAAGAGTAAAAAGATAAATTATGGCTTACATACAATACAATTCTCCGTTTACAAAGAAAGGCGACGCTCCCTCTCACAAGAAGTCTTTGGGCTACTACAATGAAGCTAAGTCTACAGGCACCGGGGCTGCTGCTGGCGGCGGTATGTCGCAGAAGGGTGTTGACAAATATAAGAGAGATAATCCAGGCAGTAAATTAAAAACAGCTGTTACCAAAGACCCTTCTAAATTAAAGAAAGGCAGTAAAGCTTGGAAAAGAAGAAAATCATTCTGTGCGCGTTCTAAAGGTTGGACAAGTGAAAGAGGTCGAGCCGCGCGCCGCAGGTGGAACTGCTAAAATAAAAACAAAACAATTAAATTAAATCAAATGGCAAAAAAGAAAGTGAAGTCGCTTACTAGCGATGAATTGAAAACGGTACAAAGCTATGTAACCGCTATCAACCAAACGCAAATGCAAATCGGCGGGCTTGAAGCTCAAAAGCACGATCTCGTTCAGCAAATGACGATGATTCGTACTGAGCTACAAAAAGTTCAAGGTGAATTACAAGAAAAATACGGAGACGTAAGTATTAACCTATCCGACGGAACTCTTACTGAAAATGCAGATAATCCGCAAGATTAGTATTGGGAAGGACTATAAAAATGACGCCATGCACTATTCTGTTGGACAGGAAGTGTATGGCGGTCATACTATAGTTAACATATTAGAAGAAGAAGAAAAGTACTCTATCTATATACAAAAAGGCGATTTGGTAATGCCATGGAAAGACTTTAACAAGAACATGGCTGTATCTATTGAATATGATCTTAAGTGGTAATGCAAAGCATATACAACTTTATTGTTTCGCCGTATAATAAAAGAAATACGGCTGAAAAAGATATAGATGGCAAGAAATTGCTATTGAACACCGAATTACAAAACCACCAATACACCAGCCGTCACGGCGTTATTAAGTCTGTACCAAAAGTAAATGATTTAAACCTACAAGTTGGTGATGAAATAATTGTGCACCACAATGTGTTTAGGCGTTTTAGAGACATTAGAGGTGATGAAAAAAACAGCAAATCCTATTACGAAGAGGATTTATTTTTTGTTTATCCTGACCAGATTTTCGCTTTTAAAAGAGAAAAAGAATGGGAACCTGTAAAAGGTTATGTTTTTGTAAAGCCATTAGAAAACGACGATATGTTTTCGCTTGAGCATGAAAAAGCTTTTGTAGGCAAAGTACAATTTGATTGCGCTAATTATAAGGCGGGTGAAATTATAGGTTTTGTACCTGGTATGGAATACGAATTTAATATTGATGAGCATAGGTTATATAGAATACCCGCTCACAGAATCACAATCAAATATGGATACCAAGGAAACGAAAAAGAGTATAATCCAAGCTGGACGCAGAGCGGTTGAGGAACTTATTAAAGTTGCAGAGGAGAAAATCATTACTAATACAGAGGATGATGTATCTGCAGATAGATTAAAAAACGCAGCGGCCACTAAAAAGCTTGCGATATTTGATGCTTTTGAAATACTTACCCGTATTGAAGAAGAAGAGCGCATCCTTGAAAATAAGCCAAAGCAAGAGGAAGAAAAGAAAACTTTCTCCGGGTTTGCTGAAAAAAGATCTAGATAATGTACGAACAGAGTCTAGTGAAAGTTGTTGAGCCTGTAAAGCTAACAACTATAAGCAGATTAAATAAATCTAGGGCTTGGAAATACGGCTACGATAAGGAGCATGACATTGTAGTTATTAGCAAGACCGGGCAGATAGGGCAGATTATCGAAGTACAAAACTTGTGTATAGCATTGCCTCCCGTTCCCAAGGACCTAAAAAAAGGCCGAAATAAATGGGTTGTAGAAGAGTACCCTAAAGAGCTTAAAAGAATTAAAAGCATATTTGATTGGCAATCGTATCCAGATGAATTTAAGAGCAAGTGGGAAAGCTACATTGATGAAGAATTTAATAGACGTGAAAACGGGCATTGGTTTTACAACAAAGGGATCCCTACCTATATTACTGGCACTCATTACATGTACCTGCAATGGTCAAAAATTGATGTCGGACACCCTGACTACAGAGAAGCCAACAGAATATTTTTCATCTTTTGGGAAGCGTGCAAGGCTGATAGAAGATCTTACGGCATGTGCTACCTCAAAAACAGACGTAGTGGATTCTCATTTATGGCTTCAGGAGAAACCGTCAACATGGCAACCATATCTAGTGACGCCAGATTTGGTATCTTATCAAAAACAGGTGCAGATGCCAAAAAGATGTTTACCGACAAGGTTGTACCCATCTCGGTTAACTATCCGTTTTTCTTCAAACCTATACAGGACGGTATGGACAGACCAAAGACCGAACTTGCATATAGGGTTCCGGCTTCAAAGCTCACTAGAAAATCGATACAATCGAAAGAAACACAAATAGAGCTTGAGGGTCTTGACACGACCATTGACTGGAAAAACACGGGTGACAACTCTTATGATGGTGAAAAGCTTAAGCTGCTTGTGCATGACGAGAGCGGTAAATGGGAGCGCCCTGATAATATTTTAAATAACTGGCGCGTAACAAAAACAACACTACGATTAGGTTCTAGAATCATCGGAAAGTGTATGATGGGCTCAACATCAAACTCTTTAGAAAAAGGAGGGGACAATTTTAAAAAGTTATATTATGACTCGGATGTAACTAAACGAAATTCAAATGGACAAACAAAATCAGGATTATACTCGTTATTTATCCCGATGGAGTGGAACTACGAAGGATTTATTGATGAGTACGGGCAGCCCGTATTTAATAATCCTGATACAGACGTTTTGGACCCGTTTGGTGACACTATTGAACAAGGAGTTATAGATTACTGGAATAATGAAGTTGAAGGGCTTAAACAAGACCAGGATGCTTTAAATGAATACTACCGCCAGTTCCCGCGTACAGAAGAACACGCATTTAGAGATGAAACAAAAAATAGCTTGTTTAATCTTGCTAAAATATACGAGCAGATTGATTATAACGACGATCTGCGTAATACTAATGTTATAACCACTGGTAATTTTCAGTGGGTTAACGGCGTTAAAGATACAAAAGTTGTATTTATGCCTTCACCGCAAGGTCGCTTTAGAGTATCCTGGATACCCAATGCGAATATGCAGAACAAGCAAATTGTTAAGAATGGCGTTAAATACCCGGGTAATGAACACGTCGGCGCTTTTGGTTGCGATAGTTACGACATTTCAGGAACTACCGATGGAAAAGGTTCGAAAGGCGCATTGCACGGGCTTACCAAGTTCAGCATGGAAGATGCACCACCAAGTACATTCTTCCTCGAATATATAGCTAGGCCGCAAACCGCAGACATATTTTTTGAAGATGTATTGATGGCTTGCGTGTTTTATGGTATGCCAATATTGGCTGAGAACAACAAACCCAGACTGCTTTATCATTTTAAACGCAGGGGCTATAGGGGTTACTCAATGAACCGACCTGACAGATTATGGAACAAACTTTCCGTAACAGAAAAAGAAATAGGCGGTATACCAAACTCTAGTGAAGACATGAAGCAAGCGCACGCCGCTGCTATTGAAATGTATATAGATAAATATGTTGGGTTACAAGAAGACGGGCAATATGGACGCATGTATTTTAACAACACATTAAACGATTGGTCTAAATTTAATATAAATAACCGAACCAAATATGATGCTTCTATTAGTTCTGGTTTGGCTATTATGGCTTGTAACAAAGATTTATATAGACCGGTTGGTAAATTAGAAAGAACAAAACTTAATCTCCACATTGCAAAATATAAGCAAGACGGATATACTTCAGAAATAATAAAATAACATATGGCTGAGTCAGTTGTAAATAATGCATTCCCAAGCCAAGTGGCGAGCGACCTAGAAAAGGTCTCTTACGACTATGGGTTGAAGGTTGCTAGGGCTATTCAAAATGAATGGTTCTCTAGTAATTCTGGAGCTACGCGTTTTAGAAGCAATCAGAATACATTCCATAATTTAAGACTGTATGCTCGCGGTGAACAAAACGTGCAAAAATATAAAGATGAATTATCCGTAAACGGTGATTTGTCTTACCTTAATCTTGACTGGAAGCCTGTACCTATTTTATCTAAGTTTGTAGATATCGTTGTTAATGGCATTGCTGATAGATCTTTTGATATTAAAGCATATTCTCAAGATCCATATGGAGTTGATAGACGTTACGCTTATTTGGAGTCTATAATTAGAGACTTACAAACAAAAGAAATTAGTGATTTTGCGCGTGAGGCGTTTGGGATTAACCTTTATGAAAACGATCCAGCTTCACTACCGGAGTCAAAAGAGGAGCTAGAATTGCACATGCAACTCAGCTACAAGCAAGGCGTTGAAATCGCAGAAGAAGTAGCTATCAATACACTTTTAGACGGCAATAATTACGATCTTACAAAACGTAGATTATATTATGATTTAACAACGCTAGGTATTGCGTCTGTTAAAAACCGTTTCTCGGAAGCAGAGGGGGTGGTCGTTGAATACGTTGATCCTGCGTATATGGTTTATTCATATACGGACTCTCCGTATTTTGATGACATTTACTACGTGGGTGAAGTTAAATTCTTACCTATTAATGAACTTAAGAAGCAATTCCCGGAATTGACAGACGAGCAGCTTGAAAAAATTCAAGGTCAGGGTAGTAAAAACTATGGACGCGGATTTGACCAAGGGCTATTAAATTACGATCAAAGAGATAATAATACCGTTCAAGTACTGTACTTTAATTATAAGACGTACATGAACGAAGTATATAAGGTTAAAGAAACCGCTACGGGAGCTTCAAAGGTAATTGTGCGCGATGACCAATTTAACCCACCTGCAGACTCTGAAGAGTTTGGCAAACTAAGTCGCTCGCTTGAGGTTCTTTACGAGGGAGTACATATTATCGGCACGGACATTTTGCTTAAATGGGAAATGGCTAAAAATATGATGCGCCCAAAAAGCGACTATTCTAAGGTTAAAATGAATTATAGCATTGTAGCGCCTAGAATGTACAAAGGTCGCATTGAATCTATTGTTAGCCGATGCACAGGGTTTGCTGATATGATTCAGATTACACACTTGAAGTTACAGCAAGTTTTAAGCAAGATGATGCCTGACGGCGTTTATATGGACGCTGACGGTCTTGCTGAAATTGATTTGGGTAATGGCACAAATTATAACCCGCAGGAAGCGCTGAACATGTTCTTCCAGACGGGTTCTGTTATTGGCCGCTCATTCACCAGCGAAGGTGATATGAATCCAGGTAAAGTACCTATTCAGCCATTACAAACAGGCGCGGGTGGTCAAAAGCTACAGACACTCATTCAGACATACAACTATTACTTGCAAATGATTCGTGACGTAACGGGTCTAAATGAAGCGCGTGATGGTTCAATGCCTGATTCAAGAGCCTTAGTGGGCGTACAAAAATTAGCAGCAGCAAATTCTAACACTGCAACTCGCCACATACTTGATGCTGGTTTATTTTTAACAGCGGAAACCGCGGAATGTTTATCGTTGCGTATTTCCGATATTATTGAATATCACCCCGCTGCTGAGGCGTTTATACAGAAAATTGGTGGGCACAATGTAGGCATATTGAGCGAATTGTCAGAACTTCATTTGCACGATTTTGGTATTTCGTTAACGCTAATGCCGGACGAAGAAGAAAAGCAGTTATTGGAAAACAATATTCAGACAGCATTATCTGCTGGGCTTATTGACTTAGACGATGCTATCGACATTAGAGAAGTGCGAAACTTAAAACAAGCTAACCAGTTGCTTAAGTTACGCCGCAAGAAAAAGCAAGAGCGCGATCAAATGATGCAGCAGCAAAATATGCAAGCTCAGGCTCAAGCAAACGCGCAGGCACAACAAGTAGCAGCGCAAGCTGCAATGCAGAAGGAGCAAGTTAGCATGCAGACTAAAGCACAACTTGAACAAATTAAAGGTCAGATTGAGCAGGAAAGAATGAAAGCTGAAGTTGCCGCTAAGAAAGAATTAATGGAGCTTGAATTCCAGTACAACCTAAAGCTTAAGGGTATGGAAACGGAAGCGACTAAATTAACTGCACAACAAAAAGAAGATCGCAAAGACGAGAGAACAAAAATACAAGCTTCTCAGCAAAGCCAATTAATTGAGCAAAGACAGAAGCAAGCACCTCCAAAAAACTTTGAATCAGGAGGTAACGACATTATGGGCGGTGGTTTCGGTTTAGGAACCTTCGATCCTAAGTAATAATAAATACATATAATTATATAATATCTTATCATGAGTGAAGAAACTACTAACCCGATGGGCATCGACGATGATGGCACCATCAAAATAGACCTGCGACAAAATGCCGTTCAAGAGCAAAGCACAGATGAGGTTCCTGTACGCGACGAACCCGCAGTTAGCGAAGAAGTACCAGTCGAAAACCTCGAAGCAACAACTGAAGAACCTGCCGGAGAGAACGCCGTTCAAAATGAAGAGCCCGTTTCCAATGTGCAGCAAGAAGCACTAGAAGAAGAACCTGTTCTAATGGAAATTACAGAAGAGCAGGTTGAACAAGCGGCAGAACAGCTACAGGATCAGGTTGACGACGCGGTTGAAGAAGCCGCGCAATCAGGCGTAGAGCTTCCTGAGAACATTCAAAAAGTTGTTGACTTTATGAATGACACAGGTGGAACATTAGAAGACTATGTGCGCCTTAATACGGATTACTCGCAGTTAAACGAAGATCAATTACTTCGTGAGTACTACCAAAATACTAATCCACATTTAGACAAAGAGGATATTGATTTTATGCTTGAAGACAAGTTTTCTTATGAAGAAGACATTGACGATGAGCGTGAAATCCGCCGTAAGAAAGTAGAGCGCAAGCAGGCACTTGCAAACGCTCGCAACCATCTTGATGGCTTAAAGTCTAAATACTACGACGAAATTAAAATGGGGTCACGATTGACTTCAGAACAACAAAAAGCAGTTGAATTTTTCAACCGCTATAATAAAGAGAGTGCGGAAGCGGCTGAGGTTAATAAACGACAGACTCAGCGCTTTTTATCGGAAAGCGATAAAGTTTTCAGCGAAAATTTTCAAGGGTTTGATTATAACGTTGGGGACAAGACTTACCGCTTTAAGGTAAAAGATGCAGGGCAGATCAAAGAGTCCCAAAGCAACATTAACAACTTTATCAAGAAGTTCTTGAACGAAAAAGGGGAAATGACTGATGCTAAAGGATATCACAAATCACTGTTTACAGCCATGAACGCGGATCAAATTGCACAACACTTTTATGAGCAAGGCAAAGCCGACGCGGTTAAAAGTAGTATGGCGGCAACCAAAAACGTTGACATGAATCCGAGAGGGGTTCACGAAAAAGTTACAACAGCAAACGGTTGGTCTATACGCGCAGTAGATTCCGATTCAGCAACCTCTTCTAAACTCAAGGTTAAATTTAGAAAATAATTCATTTAAAAATAATTAAGAAATGAGTTTTGCAACTACGCCAAGTTCTTTGGCAAACTTAGCTCACCTTACTCCCCGCCCAGTAAAGGCGGCTTACGGTGACAACTATTTGAACTTTGCGGCTGCTGACTTTGGTCAATGGACGCAACAATTCCTCCCTGAGGTATACGAAAAAGAAATCGAGCGTTACGGTAACCGTACTGTTTCTGGTTTCTTGCGCATGGTGGGTGCTGAAATGCCTATGGCTTCTGACCAGGTTATCTGGCAAGAGCAAGGCCGTTTGCACATCGCTTATGATGGAGTCGACGTAGCATCAGCTTCAACTTTGACATTCCCTTCAGGCCACTTGATTGGCAAGGGTATGACTTTGGTATTGAACAACGGCTACACTACACACAAAGCATACGTTTCTAACGTATCTGGCCAAACTGTAACTGTAGAATTGTATGACACTTCTGACGGCAACTTGCCATCAGGCTGGGTTGGTCAATCACCAGTTACTGAATTGAACGTATTTGTTTACGGTTCTGAGTACGCTAAAGGTTCTAAAAATGCTGGTAACTCTATTGGCGCTTCTTTCACAACTTTCAGCAACAAACCAATGATCCTACGCGATAAGTACAGCGTTAAAGGTTCTGACGTTGCTCAAATCGGTTGGGTTGAAGTTACTTCTGAAGCTGGTACTTCCGGTTACTTGTGGTACTTAAAGTCTGAGCACGAGTCTCGTCTACGTTTTGAGGACTACCTTGAAATGAGCATGGTTGAAGCTGAAAAAGCACAGTCAACTATCACTCAAAACAGCGCTGACTTTGGAACTGCTGGTAAAATCGAAGGTTCTCAAGGTTTGTTTGCTGCATTGGAAGAGCGTGGTTTGGTATTCAACGACAACAACTTCAATGGCAGCACTAATGCATTTACTGGTATCGACGAGTTCGACTTGATCTTGAACGAACTAGACAAGCAAGGCGCTATCGAAGAAAACATGATGTTCTTGGATCGTACTACATCTTTGCACATTGACAACATGTTGGCGCGTATTAACGCCCCTCACGGATCAGGTGCATCTTTCGGTGTATTCGAAAACAATGCTGAAATGGCATTGAATCTAGGATTCTCTGGTTTCCGTCGTGGTTCTTACGACTTCTACAAAACTGACTGGAAATACTTGAACGACTCTGTTACTCGTGGCGCTATCGGCGATATCCAAGGGGTAATTGTTCCTGCAGGTACTTCTACAGTTTACGATCAAATGATGGGTCAAAACATTACTCGTCCATTCTTGCACGTACGTTACCGTGCGTCTGAGGCTGACGATCGTCGTTTGAAGTCTTGGGTTACAGGTTCAGTTGGTGGTAACTACACTAGCGACGCTGATGAAATGAACGTACACTTCCTTTCTGAGCGTGCACTTTGTGTTCAAGCTGCTAACAACTTCGTATTGTTGAAGAAAACTACTGCCTAATTAGCGTAGTTATCATAATATCACCCTCGGCTTAGGCTGGGGGTGATTATTACCTTTATTTAATTTTATTATATCATGGCAGAAGCTAAAAAACCCGCGGCTAAAAAAGCCGCACCAAAAGTTACAGCACCCGTTGCTGAAGCTACGGCGCCAAAAGCGCCTAAATGGGAATACAAGGATCGTTTGTACGAATTAACCTCAGAACGTCGCCCTTTAGTATTTACAATTCCAAGTATGCACTCTCAGTTAAACCCTTTGCTTTATTTTGACGAAGAAAAGGGTTACAACAGAGAACTGCGCTACGCAACTAATCAGCGAAGCTGCTTTGTTGACGAACAGGATGGAAGCGCCACATTAGGTCGCATTGTTATGCGTGACGGTGTTTTAAGAGTACCTAAAGAAAACGTGGTTTTGCAACAATTGTTATCATTGTATCACCCATATACTAAAAAAGGAATTATTAAGGAATACAATCCAGAGCGCATTGCCGAAAACCAAACAGAGTGGATTGAAATGGAACTTGAAGCAATGATGGCGGCAAGATCTATGGATATTGATGAGGCAGAAGCAATATTGCGTGTAGAATTGGGATCTAAGGTATCTCAGATGTCTTCTAAGGAGATTAAACGCGATGCGCTTGTATTTGCACGTAATCAACCTGGTTTGTTCTTAGAACTCGCAAATGACGAAAACGTTGCTTTGCGAAACATTGGGATTAAAGCTACAGAAATGGGAATTCTTAGCCTATCCGATGACCAACGAACATTTACATACGGAACAAACGGTCGTAAAGTTATGACGGTTCCGTTTAATGAACACCCATACTCAGCTCTTGCTGCTTACTTTAAAACAGATGAGGGCATGGAGGTATTACGAGCCGTAGAGAAACAGCTATAATACATACTTTTTGTGATTAGGCTGCTGTAACAGGCGGCCTAATTACATAATATACATAAACAAATATACAATGGCAGTAAGCGTAGATACAGTATACCAGAGAGTGCTGGCTATCTTAAATAAAGAACAGCGCGGTTATATCACGCCTCAAGAATTTAATCTATTTGCTAATCAGGCGCAGATGGAAATCTTTGAGCAATATTTTTATGATATTAACCAGTTTGGTCGATTACCTGGTAATGACACAGAGTACTCAGACATGCTTAATATTCTTAATGAGAAAATTAACTTGTTTGCTACATCGGCTACGCTTGTGCGTGACACCGGTTCAACACCTAATCACTTTAATCGCCCCGCCGATCTTTATAGAATGGGGACTATTCTTTTTGGCGGCAATGAAGTAGAGCGCGTAAATAAAAATGAATATTTATATATTCAAAACTCGCCGCTGGCAAAACCCACAAACGATTTCCCTATATACATAGAATTTACAGAAGGTTATAGAGTTTTTGGCTCAGATGAGAAAACTGCTGATGTAACGTGTAATTATATTAAAAAGCCAGCAAAGGCTGTTTGGGGATACCGCACTGTAGACGGAGTTTCTTTATACAACTCTTCGTCTTCTACCGATTTTGAATTACACGAATCAGAAGAAACAGAATTAGTGCATAAAATCATTCAACTAGCAGGTCTAACCATTAAAGACATGGCTTCGGTGCAAGCAGGTGCTAGTATGGAGATGAAAAAACTACAACAAGAAAAAGCTTAATAGATGGGATTAATTAACGAAACACAGCAAAGTTACTATCTAGGCACAGATGGCAACTGGAATAGTAACGACGAGGATTACGGTAATTACCAGTTTATAAGCGTTAAAGATATAGTAAACAACTTTATGGTTGCTTACGTGGGTGAAGGTAAGATCATTAGCAAAATAAAACGTACAGACGCTGCATTTCATGCTAAGCGTGCTTTGCAAGAATTGTCTTTTGACACATTGCCTTCTGAAAAAGCTATAGAAATAGAATTAGGGCCAGCTTTAGAAATGATCTTGCCTCAAGATTATGTAAACTATGTTAAATTCACATGGACAGGTAGCGATGGCATTGAGCACGTCATTTACCCCGCAAGAAATACTAGCAATCCAACAGCGTATGTTACAGATTCAAACGACGAATATACGTTTGATGGTTCGGGCAATGTTATTGTTGCGAGCAAATCTGAAACGCTCAAAAAATTTGAAGGAGCTAACCAATCTGAAACTAACAAATCAGAGCTAAGCACTTCTGAACTTTACAATCTTTATCGTCATGGCCGTCGTTATGGCCTTAGCCCGGAAGACGCACAAGGCAACGGAGTATTTTACATTGACAAACAAAAAGGCATTGCACATTTTAGCTCAAATCTGGTTAATCAGATTATCACTCTAAAGTACATTAGCGACAGCTTAGGCACAGACGAAGAAATGCGCGTGCACAAGTTTGCTGAAGAGGCAATGTACAAATATATGGCTCACGCTATTCTAGCGACAAGAGCAAATACTCAAGAATACATTATTCAACGCTTCAAAAAAGAAGCGTTTGCCGCAAAGCGTGTGGCGAAGCTACGCATGTCTAATCTTAAAATTAGCGAGCTAGCGCAAGTAATGAGAAATCAGTCTAAGTGGCTTAAACACTAATATATGCCTAAATTAACAAGAAACTTCACCCAGGGGAAGATGAATAAAGACCTAGACAGTAGGTTGATTCCGCCTGGACAATATAGAGATGCGCTGAATATTCAAGTAGCAACTTCAGAAGGTTCTGACGTTGGCGCAGTGCAAAATATATTAGGTACAACACTTACGACCCAAAGAAAGTCTGCCAGCATTGTATGGCAAACAAACTTAGGGTTTGGTTCTGTTAATCCTAAAATTATAGGAATTTATAAAGATTCGTTAAACAATAAAATATATTATTTTGTTACAGACGGAGCTAATAAGCACGCTATTATGGAATACAGCGTGTCTACAAACTATCTGCTTGCTGTAATTTCCGATACTCGTACATCTGGTAATGTATTAAATTTTAGTGAAGATTATCCAATTACTGGAATAAACATTCTTGACGGAATATTGTTTTGGACAGACGATCTTAATGAGCCTAAAAAAATAAATATTGAGCGTTTTATAGATGCGACAAATTCATCTTTAACGGACAGCATAAATGCTACAACATCTATATATAGTCGTTTATTTAAAGAAAGTGATATTACGGTTATTAAGCCCTCGCCAAAGCAGGCTGTTACAATTGAGGCTTTATCTACAGCCACGGACGCAACTAGCTATGATGGAGAAGGTGAAGCAGGGCCAAAAGCGGTAGGCGTTCATCCCGTAACTGTCGATGCTAATTTTGTAGATAGCGACGGCTTTGTATTGAGTAATAGTGACACTTTAAATATTGGATGGAGTTCTAATGAGGCTATTGGCCCGCTAAGTGTCTTTAATAACCAAGATGTAAGATTAAGCCACGTAGCCACAAGAGATGATGGCACTCAAATAGAATATGAGGTAATTGGCACACTTAGCTCTATGCTTGGCATTAGTGTTGGTAATAAAACTTTTTATACAGACGCTACGCTAACGGTTATAAGCTCTTCTAAGGACATACCAAATGAGACATTAGCATGGGAAATGGTCCTTATTGAAGGTGAGCCTATATTTAAGAATGACTTCCCTAGATTTTCATATAGATGGAAATACAACGACGGCGAATATTCTACGTATGCGCCGTTTAGCCAAGCCGCGTTTGTATCTGATCAATTTAAGTTTGAACCCAAAGACGGGTTTAACTTAGGTATGGATGACAATATTAGAAAAATCACATTAACATTCCCAACCGATACTTACGCTTTACCGCCTGCCGACGTTGAGGAAATAGAAATTTTATACAAGGGTGTTTCTTCTAATAATATATACGTTCTTGACAAACATCTTACAGCAGATGGAAACCTCAGCACTTTTGAAATTACAAAAGACTTGCTTGGACCCGTTGTTGAAGATTTGCAATTACTCAGATTATACGACGACGTGCCGCGAAAAGCAAAGGCACAAGAAATCATAGGCAACCGCGTTGTCTATGGTAATTATCTGCATAATTACGACCTAGGCGATACCGCAACGATTACCGCATCAACTTCTGCAACAGCATTGACTGCCGAAGAGGAATATTTGGGTCAAGAAAGCGTAAAATCAGACAGAACATACCAGGTGGGTATTTCTTTTCTTGATGCTTTTAATCGTGAAACACCTATATTTACAAACAAAGATGCGGCGATTATAGTTGATATTGAGAATGCCAATAAAAAGAATAAAATATCGGCATCAACATCTATGACTGCTGTTCCAGCGTGGGCGGAATATTATAAATATTATGTTAAAGACCCTTCAGCTGAATATTATAATATTATATTGGATAGATTTTATGATGCTGAAGATGGAAATGTATGGTTAAGCTTCCCTTCTGCTGAGCGCAATAAGGTGTCAACAGGTGATTTTCTTATACTTAAAAAATCTCACGGGGAAAACGATCCGATATACATAAACAATAAGTACAAAGTACTAGACATAAAAAATGAAGCGCCGGGTTTTATTAGAAAAGTACAGAAACCTGTAGCTCAGGCTCAAATACACGCCAAGGTTGCTAATAACCCAACAGTAAAAGGATTTGAATACGAAGATAATAATAATAAAATAATATTTGAAGGGCCAACACAGGGTAACAATAGAAAATTTTTTGAGGCTATTTCAGGTGATGGTGCAATACAGTTTAAATCATCAGATGGCACACAAACGTCGGCTATTTACGAAATAGAATCCGGCGGTCCTATTGTAAATACCGACAACGATTACGAAATAGTTTTTAAAAACAAAACAGGAATAACCGTAGATGACTCGTGGCTGCTTTCTTTGGCTGACAACGATCACCTTGTAGCAATAGTTTACGAAAACTCAAACGAAGACATGCCTGAGTTCCAAGGTAAGTTTTTTGTTAAGGTGCCTAAAAAGTCTTCTTTTGAAAAAGACATCGCAGCAGGATTAAGTGCCACTGAATATGTATTTGCTGAGCGCCGTGCAAGCTTCACTATAGGCGGAGATATGATTAGAGGCTCTAGAACAACGTTGGCGTATGGTAATACAGATGTTGATTCGGTTGATCACGCGTTAAATGGGCCAACCGACGGCACTAATACTTTTGACTTACATATATTAGAAAGCCGTGCACCGTCCGATGACTCTAGCAATGTTACTACTTTTGCTCAGACTAACATGACAAAAATATTCGATCAGCTAAGCGTTGGCACCCGAATAAGATTTGTTAACGCTGATGGTGACGAGGGAAAAACTTATTTGGTTACAAGCGCTACCACGCCGTCTTCGTATTATGAAGATACCAACGGCTACATATGGGATTACCGTAAAAGAACTATAACGGTCGATAGAGATTTTGATGACGACTTGGGCAATTATCCAAGGTATATAGAAATAGTAAGTGTGTCGTACGGTCCCGTTCATGCTGTGCCCAACGCGGCTGTGTTTGAAACAAAGCCTATCGAGCTGGCGGATTTAGATTTATACTACGAGGCAACGGATGCTTTAGAAATTTCTAGCTTAGGTACAAGCGTGGATTTAGACTTTAAAAACTGTTATTCATTCGGAAATGGTGTTGAGTCTAACAGAATTCGTGACGACTTTAACGCGCCTGTTCTAGGCAAAGGTGTTCGGGTGAGTACGGTATTGCAGGCGCCTTACGGTGAAGAAAGATTGTACGCAAGTTTAATATACAGCGGCATTGTAAACACTAGAGCTGGAGTAAACAACTCCAATCAGTTTACTACCGCAATAAAGATAACTAAAGATCTACCTAATACATACGGCAGCATACAAAAGTTGCATGCTCGCGACACCAACCTGGTGGCACTACTTGAAGACAAGGTATTTAGCATACTGGCAAATAAAGACGCTTTGTTTAATGCAGACGGTAATACCAACATTACGTCGTCAAATAATGTGCTTGGTCAAGCAATGCCGTTTGCAGGGGAGTTTGGTATATCCAAAAGACCTGAATCGTTTGTGTCATATGGATTTAGAGCTTATTTCACAGACAGAGCGCGGGGTAAAGTATTAAGACTTTCAAGAGATGGTCTTACAGACATTTCGACTAAAGGCATGTCTAATTTCTTTGAAAATAAATTTAAAAGCCACACAGGTCGCATAACAGGCTCATATGACGAAAATATGGGTACATATAACTTGCATTTTGTAGGCGACGAAACTATAGCATTTAAAGAGCAAGTGGACGGATGGCCAACAAGGCTTTCGTATGCACAACCCTGTGCTGTTTCTTTGAACAATGTTTATTACTCAATAAACAACGGCTTAGTATGGAAACACAATAACTCATCTAGTCGGAATACTTTTTACGGTAATTTTTACGAATCTTCTGTAACATTCTTTTTCAACGACGCTGCGGACAAGGTTAAAAACTTTAAAACACTATCATACCAAGGCGATGCAAATTGGGGCGCTGATATAAGCGACTCTTTAAACAGCGGGGAGGTAACCGGCTGGAAAGAACGTGAGGGATTGTATTTTAACTTTATAAAAGGCACCTCAGCAACGTGGGTTAACTCTTCTCAAACAGGTACGCTTGATTTAAAAGATTTTAGTGTGCAAGGAATTGGTGACATTGAAAGTGTTTCGTCATTAACGAATGTACCAAGCTGGGAAATTACATTTGCAGAAACGCCTAATCCTTCAATTCAAACCAAGGGGGATGGCAGCCAGTCTGGTGATTATGGTGATGTGCTATACATATCAAACAACTCCGGCAAAAAGCAGGTCGGCGAGATACTTAGTGTAACCGGTAATGTTGTCGAAGTTTCGTATGACCAGGGTGTAACCCCCGTTGCTGGTGACTATGCATTCTTTGCAAAAAATAGAATAGTAAATACGTCGGGCATCGTAGGGTTTGCCCCTAAAGTTAAAATGACATTAGCTGCGACTAATGCAAGAACCAAAAAAGAACTGTTTGCTGTTAGCTCAGAGATATTTATCAGCAGCGAATAATACGTGATAATAACTTATAAACTAATTTAATATGATCGGAGACATTTTCGCCGGTACAGTACAAGCCATCGGCGCTAATATCGGCAAGAAAGAAAGGCTAGCCAAGAGAGATGCTGCACAGGTGGCGTACGACAGGTCTATTGATGCATATTTCAATCAAGATACGTCAAACCTATACGGCAACATGGAGAACACCATGGAAGACCTAACGGTTAATACTCAAGCAGCTAACTTTGCCGCACAGCAACAAGCGCAGGGATTATCAAACACTCTTGGCCAATTAAACCAATCTTCAGGTGGCTCAGGGGTAGCTGCATTAGCACAAGCTATAGCAAATCAACAATCGCAAAACGCAGTTACAGCATCGGCTAGTATTGGCCAACAAGAAGCAGCAAACCAAAGAGCTGCAGCAGGAATGGCTGGTCAAATACAAAATCAAAGACTTGCTGGCGAGGAAAGATCAAGAGCACTTAAAGGACAACTGCTTGGAGAACGATTCCAAATTGACGCTGGCCAATTAGCTACATCTGAAGCGGCTATTCAAGCGGCTAAGCAAGCACAGATTGACGGTATTGCCCGTGCAACCGGAGGGGTTGGTGATTTAGCTGGACAAGTAATGGGATTGCCAACCGAGCAACTTGGACAAATGGGACAGTTTGGTGTAAATGCAGCTAAACTGGGTGAATTATTAGGCTATAGATGATGAGTGGGGTTGTAGAAGCGGCAAATAAAGTTGCCGAAGTTCAGAATAGATTCGTGAATTACGCCGGAGCGTTCGGCAAAGACATAGACAAAAGAAAAGAGCTAAAAAGAGCAAAGCGTAAAGCGGCATTAGATAGTAATAACAAAGCTATTGCTGACGCCAATAGATATTTCCGTCAGCTAGATAGCGATATTAATCTATCTGGTTTTTCTCCCGAAGAGCGCAAAATAATCAAAGACGTAAGCGTTCAATGGCGTACTGAATACTTTGAAATAGGTCAGCAAATGGCCCAATTAACGGCCGCGGGTATTCCATTAAGCAGCCCACAGGGACAAGCTCTTCAGGATCAACGTAATGCCATACAGCAGCTTTTTTATGATGTTGAAGATAAAGGAAAAAAACTATTTAAAGGCAGACAAACTTGGGCAGCAAATTCTGAGTTAAGACCTCAAGGGAGTGATGTTTCAAATGACCCGTATAACAGCGAAAATATTAATAAAGCAAACGCTGTTTGGACAAAAGGTTTTAAAGCTATAGATCCCAATACGGCTGAATTTTACTTTGATTACAACGGTGAAAATATAACGATGGAGGACGGCAGCAATTATACGATGCGCCCCGCTGAGCTTATGAACTACTTAGATGCTGAATATAAAAAAGCCGGTAGAGAAAGTCGCCAAGATCCGTTTACAGAAGCGCAGCTGGAGGACCACGAGGAGTACATTAACAACATGTTCCCTAACGACCCAAACGTTATTGCAAGCGTGTTGTATTCTCCGATCATGAAAAACGTAGCTTACGACGATGACATTAAAGATCGTTTTGACGACGCTATGGATATGGCAGACGGAGAAGAAAAAACAGCGGCAATAGGTGCTATCAGAGAAGAGATGATTGGGCAGTTTGTTACAGCTCTTAGCGAGCGTTCTCAAGTTGCTGCTGACGACTATGCCGCCAACCACCCAGATAAGCCAAGCTCGGGACGTCCTTCGAGAAGCGGTAGCCCTTTAACCAGCGCACAAAAACAAACTTTAGGTTATTTTAAACAAGGGAAAAATACCTTTAAAGTTAGCTCAGATACTAGAGCTGTTGCTTACGATGACCAAGGGAAAATATCAATATTATCAGACGGTACAGTAAATCCAGAGTATAATGGCACGCCAAACGCATATGTTATTGGAAAATGGAAAAATGGTAAATTTGTAGCTGCAGACGGCATCGGGCGAATACCAGCGGGAGATGAAGATAAGTTTGTTCAATTAGTACTTTAAGGCAAATAATATAATATAATGTATACAAAAGACGGAAGAACTATTTCGCTTGAAGAAGCTCAAGAGGCTCTAGAGTTTACAGGTATGGAATCTTTAGAAAACTGGGCTAATGAATTTGGCTGGGCTGAAGAGGGAAAGCAAGCGGTTCCGGAGGCAACGACTCCACCAACGGAACCGGAAACGAATGGGGCCAACAGATGGCGACCCAAAAAGAAAAAGAAAAAGAAAAACAATACGGCCGCTGGGGAATCCAGTTCGGCCGGTACTTCTTTGGAGTCATTAGGGATTGAACCTCCCACCCCGGTTAGTGAGCTTGAAAAGCAAAAAATATTTGAAGGCTTTGAACAAACTGTTAATAATACGAGCATAGAGGAACTGCGAGAACAATTTGGAATTGACGACGACTGGCTTGATGACGAGTTATATTTCAATCCAAATCTTAATGTGGAAGAGTGGGTTAGGGCCTATGCTCTTCAAAGCATGAAGGGTAGTTGGGTCAATACACGAAAAGAACAAAGAGAAAAATACCAAAACGCGGTAAATCTTCATAAATGGGAAGAAGAATCAACGCCGAACATTAGATATGCGGTTATTGACGGAGAAGAAATCAATGAGCTGTATTACAATAAGCATGTTGCTGGCACAAAAGGTCCCGGTGGTACCACTTACCCTAAAACTTTAGATTCATATGTAAGGGGTCTAAACTGGAGACGTAAAAAGGGAGAAAAATATCAAATTTTAGAAAGGGAAGTTGATTACCGTAAAGTACCAAAAGAGGTTATAGAAAATACTCCTCGCGGTATGCCAATGCTCGCGGAAGATATTAATGAAAATACAGAGGGCAATTTCCCTATTATGCTTGAAGAGGTTGATATTCTTCAGCACGCATATGATCGCGACGCTACTGGTTGGGATGGTGATAGAGATTTCAACATTACAAAAGCCGCGATAGAGCTACAAGAAGTAACAACTGATATTACGCCTCAAGATGCAAAATTAACAATCGCTCTTTTAGATTTGGGGTATGTTGAAGCTAGCAGCGATATTTCTAGGTACCTTAGTAAAGAGGACGCCGAAAGATTTTACGCCGCGGAAGACGCTGGGGAAAAATTTTATGTACCTGCATATTATCAAGAGCAAATTTATGACCAACCTTGGATTTCAGAAAATCCCAGAGCAGACAATGTTGCCCCCCCTACTATTTGGGATTTAAATAAAGAAAATCATGAAATAAGCTTATTTTATGATATAATTAATAACACAGGGGGCACGCCTTTCCGAAATGGCCCCGGCGCTTTTAGCGGCGAAGGAATAAACTACAGAGATTTACAGCTTCTTACTAAATCACAAATTTTAGACGGGTACGATATAGGCTGGGCTCCAGACGAAGTTGTTGCTGAAGGGGTAAATACCGACAGAAATAGAAATGCTCAAATATACCTAGGTGATTTACGCCCTGAAGAAAGAAGCATGCTAACCAAGTATGTTTTAAACCAGCTAGAAGGCGAATTAGGTGACGAGTATAAAAGGGTTTTGCAAGATTCAAGGGTTAGTCCATCAACCGGACCTTTTGGTTATACTCCACAGCCTCGCACGATGATGCAGCATGTGGAACGCATAACGCGGTATAATAGAGTATTAAACAAAGAAGAATACGACGAATTATTAAAAGACGAGGGCAAGCGCATTGAGCTTGAATTAAATGTATTTGAGCAAGCAAGTGCAAATCTTGAAACTAATTGGGCAACCTGGGAGGCTAATAATGCCGCTGTTTTAAAGAAAAAAAGCGAATATGAAACGTTAATTCAGAGAAGAAAAGACGCAATGCGTGTTGCCCCGCTACCCCCGAAAAGTTTTTTAGGCTCCGCGGGCGATAGATATAACGAAAAAGTAGAGGCATATAATAAAGACATTGACGATCTTAATGCTCTTATTGAAGAATATGTTGCTTTTATGGACTCTGATCAAGTGCAGATTTTAGCGGATCAAAGTCAGACTCTTTTAGGTGACACACAGAAATTAGTTGCAGAAGAAAAAGAATTGCTAAAAAGAATTGAGCAAGCAAATGATGCGGCTGTTTTGTTCGATGCTTTTGGTAAAAATTATAATATATTTAGTAAGCTTGCTCTTGCTCTTGAAGAAACTTTTATAGGCTCAACGGCTGCAATATTTGAAGTAATCGCCGGATCTTTCGACAAAGACAGCGATGAGTATAAAAATATGACTGAAAATGAGCTTGCAAAAGTTGGGTGGATATATGATGCAATGGAAGCTACGGAAACAAATCTTGCTGATTATCGCCACACTTTGGAAGCCCGAAGAGGTAATATTGCACAAGTAAGAACTTACGACGAGGCGAAAGAAGACGGAAAAGTTGGTTGGTGGGTTGTAGACACTGTTTTTAACTCCGTCCCCACATTAGCAGCTATATTTATACCTCAAGCAAGGGCGAGTGGGCTTGCAAGAAAGTCTATAAGCAGGTCCGCTAAAAATATGACCAAAGCAGAAAAAGCTGTTGAAATGCAAAAATACATGAAAGTAGCAAGGCGACAAACCATGCTTACTTTTGCTGTAATGGAAGGCGGCGGCTATGCTCAACAAACTTTAGGCGGAATAGAAAGAGCTGCGGAAAGAAATAAAGAAATTGCAAAGGAATTAGACGAGCTCAGAGCTAATGAAAATGCAGATAACGTTTTTTTCCAAAATAAAATTAAAGAGCTAGAAGCTGAATACGAGCACAACGAAGGACTACTTGATATGGATACTTTAGACATATCTTTTGGGATGGCGATGAATGCTGGTATTGCTACAGTTGCGGAAGGGTTAGGTACTTTAAGAACTTTAGATAGAATTCAAAGAGGATCGAGAGCTATAGGCTTTAATGCCCTTCGAAAATACATAAAAGAACCTATTGCAAAATGGGCATCTAATGTTATTGGGAGCGTAAAACAAATGGTTGTTGGTGTTCCTATAGAAATCGCAGAAGAGGTAGTAACAAAAATGGGTCAAAATGTGCTCGAAGACGAAATGGTTGGTGGAGTGCATGTTACAGAAGGAATAGACGCTGAATTTATTAGACAAGTGGGGGTGTCTTCTTTCGTAATTAACGCTAAAGCTTCTGGACCAAGGGTAATAAATTCTATAAGAAATACTTTTGCTACTCGACGTGAAATACGGGGTATTCGTGAAATAGTTGGTAAGGTTTCAATTCTTGGTGAAAAAATTGAAAACCTAAGCAAGCAAGAAAGCACGCCAGAAAACTTAGCGCAAATGCGCAAAATGCAACAAGAGAAAGACTTGTTGTTAAAAAACCTCTTAAGAGAAGACATTAATATACTTACAAAGTTAGAAAACTTAACCGACCAAGATCTTATTGATATAGCCCGCGCGGATATGAGAATTCGCGACTTGCAGGAAGAGGCTGGAAATCTAATGGACGGCAATGTACGTAACGACGAAATAAATAAAGAACTACAGTCTATACAAGAACAAATTGATAGACAAGTTCAAATAAGAGAAGGTCTATTAAATAAGACTGAAGTTGAAATTGAAGAGCTTTCAAAAGAAGCCCAAAATGAAGCAGAGGCAAAGCTACAGCTGCAACAATTAAACTACTCAAGAGCTTTTGCAAAAGCTACTATGGGTAAAAGCTATTTTGAAATAAACTCTATAGAAGAACTCAAAAACCAAGGGTTTTCAGAAAAAGAATTAGCAAAGATTGAGTCTAATATGAAGCGCGGCGACAACGCGTATTATAATGAAGGCAAGACTATATTGTTTTTACAAAACACTAAAGCAATAATTACGGCGTATGGCGGAATACGCGGTATGATGGCTGCTACTTCTCCAATGCACGAGTTTGGACACATGCAAATAGAAAAGGCTGGAATTGTTACAGATGAAGGCTTAGTTGGAATTGGCGACGGTATGGTTCAAAATGTCATACAGCAAATTGAAAACGCTTTTGAGTCTAAGCGAATTAGCAAAAAAATGTATAATGCGATAATGGCACGCATTAATGAATACAAAAGGCTAAACAAAGGGCAACACAACGCCGAGGAGCTTATTACACTAATTGTAGATTTAAAAGGTAACAATATATTAAACGATTCTGGATTTAAACAAATTTGGCAAATTAAATCGTTTATAAATGGCGTTATTAAAAGAGCAAACCCAAAAGCCGCTCCGTTTTTTAAATTAGACTCTTATGAGGATGTAGTAAATTTTGTTGAGCATACTGTAGACAAATTTAAAAGCGGTAAACAAGTAACGCGCCAGCTGCCCCCTGAGGATGAATCATCAATACAGGGTAGAGCATCTATAGCGCTGCTGGATGAAATTAACGCATTGGTACCTGAGTCTATTGAAACTCAAGAGCAATTTTTTGACCGCAAGGTATTTAACCCTATTTACAATGACGGTAATCTGCACCCTGCTATTACAAATTACATACGTTCAAGGTCAGTAAGCCAGGAAGAAGCTAATAAAATTATTGAAAGCGTTGCAGACAGATTGGTTAACTTTAATCCAGCTGCTACGCGTAAATCCGGTGATGCGCGAATTACATTTGGTGAATTTTTGTTTTCTAATGTAAACTTCGGTAAGCTAGATGCTAGAAAAGCTTTGTTTGAAGAAAGCCAAGAAAGAGCACGCCTTGAAAGCACGGATAGTGAACAAGCGCGCCAAATCACTGCTGCTGAAACCACTACTACTTCACAGCAAGAAATGCCTGAGTATAAAAATCTTGTTGAAAGAAAAGTTTTATCAGAGGAAGGATTCGCTGCGGTTGGTAAAATAGTACAAAGAACAGCTAGAACATTAAAAACAAGAATGGATCAGACTGTTTCTAAAAACGTTACTATTAAGCCTTACATTGCTGAAATTAAGAAAACCGTAGGTAAGCAGGCTGATATTGTTTTTAAGAAAGAAATGGGCGGTCTAAAAGACGGAGAGCTCAGAAAGTATTTGCTTAAAAATAAGCGGGCTATTCTTGAGAACATGACTACCACATATCTTATGACGGCAATGCCTAACGCTGTCCAAAAGAAGGTTGATGGTGCATGGACAAGCGATTGGCAGGGTAAAAAAATAGACAGGGAAACTGTGTCTACAAACAATGCCGGTAGAACCTCTGGCGCTGAAATGGTTAGAAGGCTACCCAACGCGTCAACGCGTTTGTCAGACGCCGATTTCTTATCAAACTTCTTTACCGAAGATGGCAAGCTTATTAGAGGACGCAAAGAGTCTTTAGCTAAAGCTATGGCTGAAGAAACTGCGTTTGATATATTAAACCAAGAATTGTTAGATCCTAATAGTGATATTAGAGAAGCGTTCGAGCAAAGACAAGAAGAGCTTTCTGCTGTTCTTTTAGATAACTTTGTTGCTAATGTACGAAGAGATGTTGAAAGAGGTAATGCTAAAGCTTCTCTTGGGTTTGATATTACCAATGAAGGAGACGTTAAGCGTTTTAAAAACTTAGTTAAAGAGGTAGATAAATACGGCATTGACAACGTTGTTAATGCCAAAGGTATCTTGTTGCCTGGTTACGACGAGGAATATGGTGATTTAGAAGGCGTTGGAGAGTTGGTTAGACTAGCTCACGAGGCTGGTGCTATTATTGATCCAGACGGATTGAAGTATATGCAACGCGTACAAAGATCAGGGCTTATTCCTGCTAATATTAAAAAATTCCTTGCAGAAAACAAATCGCTAGGAAAAAGAAGTGATAAAGCAAGGCTTGATCGATTTGATAAAGAAAGACTTGTAATTGCAGAGGCTTTAGGTGGTAATATTTTATCAGCATTAGATCCTTCTAAAAATAAGAACGGTAACGAAGTTTCAATATTAGGAAGCCACTATCGCGTTCTTGACCCAGCACAAAAGAAAAAAGACGGAAGCAAAGGTGCATATCGCGATAGCCATGTTAAAATGCTAGCAAGCCCTAATAAACCACTTCCAGACGGACTTGTTCTTGAAGACGTTGTGTTATTTAATTCTTCTTTTGGTTTAATGGCTGAAATACATGCTATTTTAAATTCAAATATGCTGGCAAGCCAAAAGCTTGAAGAGCTTAAGCAATACGAAGATAAAATAAGAAAAGCTAATATTGCTAATATTAAACTATATAAGCACATAGCTACAACCATTAGGGATTTATACAAATCCGGGCAAATTAGCGGAGAAACCGTAGTCGAGCTTTTCCAAATGCAATCAAACCTTGCTGCTGGATTTAGAGCATTGAGTAGCTTTTCTTATATTACAGTTACTGACGGGCCACTAGGCAAAGCTAAAGGCGAACACCTAGGGGATAATGCAACCACTAGTTTTAAAATCATGGAACGCATGTTCGATGACTTTATGACTGATGCGGAATTCCAAGCTAGAATGGATTTGGACCTTCGTACTCACGATCAGTGGTTAGCAAATGCTACTGTAACAAAAGCTGTAGATGCATACGGTGTTAATAACCCAAGCGCTGATATGCGTATTAAATTTACCGGCAAAAGAGTAAATGACGTATTTACGTTTGATGGTAAGCCTGCTTCTGAGGTTATTGACGCTAGAATGGAAAGCCTAAAGCAATACGAAGCATTTATTAACGGCCTAGACTTTGCTGAACTTGACCAAGCTAAGCAAGATATATCAGACGTCGAAAACTCTGGTAAAGCTTCGATTGGCGTACCACGCGCTGTGTTTATGGTCGGTGGACCAGGCGCTGGTAAAACAAATGTAGGTAAAGGTCTTAAGCTTGGTAGACGCGGTTTTAAGGTGATCAACCAAGATATTGCGCTTGAACCGATGAAAGAGCAGGCTGGCTTACCTGCGAATGAACAGCAATATAATAAAGAGCAGCGTTCAATGAGAGCGAAGCTTGGCGCGGCAGCGAGAAAAGCGGCGGAGCAAAAAATGAGCCAATACATGGAGGGCAAGGAGAGCATGGTTGTCGATGGCACCGGTGCATCTTATAATGCTACCATGAAAAAAATAAATGCGCTTCGCGAAGCTGGATACGAAGTATCAATTGTATTTGCAAACACTTCAAAAGAAGAAGCTGTTGCTAGAAACAAAGCAAGAGCCGAAAGAGCACTACCAGACATGATTGTAGAGCGCACATGGGACGCGGTGCAAGAAAGCGCTAAATTATATAAGGAAGAGTTTGGCGATCGTTTTTATGAGCTTAATACTAATGAGCTTAAAATGGGGCAAGACTTACCCGCTGAGTTTTTAAATAAGCTATATAACGATCTTGATGTTTCTGTTGGAAAAGCTAGCATACAAGTAGACGTAGAGTTTAATGAGATTATACAAAGAAAAACAGGGGTTGACGCTGTTAAAACATATTCTCGTATTCAAGCTCAAATGCGCGGGCGCAATAAAGGAAGATTTAAATTCTTTATTGCACCAGGAGCTGATGATTTCCGCGGGCTAGTACATTATTCTTTTGCCGGCAAAGGAAAGCAGGGCGAAGCGGATATGGCTTGGTTCGAAGAAAAGCTCATGGTGCCTTATTTTAAGGGCATTGCAGCTATTGACGCAATGCGTCAGCAAATAAAAAGAGACTTTGCTGTTGTAAAAAAACAGTTTAGACCTCAGTATAAAATGCTTTCGAAAAAAATTGGCAATAGTCAATTTACATATGACCATGCGTTGCGCGTGTTTATGTGGGATCGCCAAGGCGTTGAAGTAGAAGGATTAGCTAAAAGAGATAAAAAATTATTATTAGATGCTATTGCGCAAAATAAAGAACTGGTTGAGCTCGCCGACGCTTTACTTGTAGTAGGAAGACGCGATGAGTGGCCGGCTCCAGCAGAATACTGGGAGGCAGGCAGTGTGCTTTCCGATCTAAACGGCATGACCGAAAAAGTTGGACGTAAAAAATTCTTAGAAGAGTTTATTGCTAACGCTGAAATTATTTTTAGTGAAAAGAATTTAAACAAAATTGAAGCGCTATATGGCCGTCGCCATAGAGAAGCTTTGGAGGATTCTTTGTACGCAATGAAAAACGGCACTAACAGACCCACTGGTTCAAACCGCCAGGTAAATGCTTGGCTAAACTGGATTAACGGTTCTACAGGTGCTATTATGTTCTTTAACCGTCGTTCAGCGTTGTTGCAAATGTTGTCTTTCACCAACTTTATTAACTGGTCAGACAATAATATACTTAAAGCTGGAGCGGCGTTTGCAAATCAAAAACAATATTGGTCAGACTGGACAATGATTTTTAACTCAGACAAGTTAAAAGAGCGTCGGGGTGGGTTGAAGCAAGATGTTAGTGATTCTGAAATTGCAGCGATTGCAGGTAAATCTAAAAATAGCCCACAAGCTATATTGGCATATTTGTTAAAAATAGGTTTTACACCAACACAGATTGCGGATAGTATGGCAATTGCTACAGGTGGAGCTACGTTCTATCGCAACAGGGTAAACAGATACCTAAAGCAAGGTATGAGCCAAAAAGAAGCGGAAGAGCAAGCGTTTTTAGATTTTTCAATGAAATCGGATGAAGCACAGCAGTCATCTGATCCAGCATTGGTGTCACAGCAGCAGAGAAGCGTTTTAGGACGCCTTGTGCTTGCTTTTGCTAACACACCTATGCAATATACCAGGTTGATGAAAAAAGCTGGTCAGGACCTTATAAACGGCCGAGGGAGTGCTGTTGAAAATATAAGTAAGATTGCATACTACGGCGTTATTCAAAACTTTATATTCTCGGCACTGCAAAGCGCATTATTTGCCATGGCGTTTGACGATGACGATGATGAAGAAGAATTGTCAGAAGCTGAGGTTGAAAGAAAAGTAGCAAAAGAAGAGCAAAAGACTATCCGTGTAGCAAACAGCATGCTAGATACAATTTTGCGTGGATCTGGTGTATACGGAGCGGTTGCTTCTACCATGAAGAACACTATCATGGAATACTATAAGCAAGAAGAAAAAGGGTTCCTAGCCGACCATACATATACTCTTTTAGCGGCTGCTGGTATTTCTCCGCCAATACAATCTAAGTTCCGCAAAATATATAGCGCTATTCAAACCAACCGTTTTGAAAAAGACAATGTTGCAGCAAGAGGATGGGCTATTACTGCTGACGGCAGATTAAATCTTGGTCCTAACTGGTCTATATTTGGGAATGTATTATCAGGCGTTACCAACGTACCGCTAGATCGTGTAGTTGACGAAATGAAATCTATTGGCGAAGCGCTTGACGAAAGAAACCAAGCATGGCAGCGTATAGCATTGGCACTCGGATGGAAAACTTGGGATGTTGGTGTTCGCAACGAAGAAGCGGATTTAATTAAGTCTGAAGCTAAGGAGGCGCGCAAGCAGCAGGGTATTGAGCAGGCTAAGAAAACGCGTATAGAAACACGCGAAAGAGAGGCTAAAGAAAAAGACGCGGCCTGGAAACAATATAGAAAAGAAAACAACATAAGCGATTTAGATGCTGCATTTAAGTACAACGCGTGGGAAATCAACTATGAAAATAGTAAAAAATAAAAAAATTAAGTAATAATGAAAATTAAGGAGCTGTTAAAAAACCTGAGCTACATATATAAATATAGTGATAGTCAGCCAACGGAAATAACATTAGGCGGTGCCTTAATGTTATTAGCTCCAATTGCAACTTTTACTGAAATAGGTTTTATGCCTATATACCAAGGTATTCTTTTTATCGCCGGCGGCTACCAATTATATTGCGTAGCTAAAGGTGATTTAGACTGTAGATTGAAAGCAGCTACGTTTACTTTTGGTTTATATGCTACTAGCTTTATAATGTATTTAACCACCATCGGCCTACCGGATGCGTCTCATTACGGCTGGCTTATTCTTGTTATATCTTCTTTTGGCACTTTGAGACGTTTGAAAACAGAGCAACTTCATAGAAATGGATAATATAACACAAATAATTATAACCGCTGTTACAGTAGCCGGATCCGCGGGAATATGGAAATTCTTTGAAGCTAGATTAAAAGCTAAAGCCGACGAAAGAAAGTCTGAACTAGAAAATAATGATGGTGTGTTGTATCGAGACGATTTGAAAAATAGAGTGAGAAACTTAGAGGCATTACTCGCCGCGTCGGCAGAGGAAAAAGAAGAGCTAAGAGCAATAGTGCTTAAACTTACAGAAGAAGTGTCCGTATTAAGGACTAAAGTAGAGTTCTTAGAAAGAGAAAATGAACGACTTAAAAATAAATAACATGATAACACGAAAAATTGATAAGATTATTGTGCATTGCTCCGCCACACGCGAAGGGCAGCATATTGATGTTGACACAATCCGTGATTGGCATGTTAATGGGCGCGGGTGGTCAGACATTGGCTACCACTATGTGATATATCTCGATGGGACTGTACATCCTGGTCGACCTATAGAAAGATCTGGTGCTCATACAAAGGGACAGAATTCTAATTCTATAGGTATTTGTTATATTGGCGGCGTTGAAACCGACGGTAAAACACCGAAAGACACACGCACGTCAGAGCAGAAGGCAGCATTGGATAACCTGCTTTTTGTATTAACAGATATCTTTGCTAATACAACTATCCACGGACATAATGAATTTGCAGCTAAAGCATGCCCATCATTCGACGTGCAGGCTGAATACGGTAATAAAAAATAATCATGGCTTACAATCAAAACTTCAAATCACCGACAATGCTAAAAATGCTAGGTGATTTAAACAAAGACGGCAAAATGAGCGCTTATGAAACCAAGCGCCAAAATGCTATTGAAAAATCAATGGAAAAACAGGAAGCGCCATCTCCTGCTAATCAGACTAAAAAAGATACTTCTGTAGGGAAAGAAGCAATGAAAGCCGCAATGAAAGGCGCGGCGGAAGCATTAGCATCGCGCAGCGGACAGATGGCAGTAGCAATGAACCCTGCAGTTGGGGCAATATCAGCGGGGAAGGCCGCCTTTCGTGAGGGACTTAAAGCCGGCATTGCGGCTAGAAAACTTAAGACTAAATCCCGCGCTGAAAATCGCAAACTTGTAGAAGAAAATGGCAGCGTGAAATCACCGGCTAATCAAACTAAAAAAGAGCCGAAAAAAACTACACGTCAGCAACTAGACGTTAAAAGAAAAAGTGAGCGCACAAGGCTACAATTAGACGTTAAGAGAACAAGTGTAGACAAAGGAGAAAGATCTAAAAAGATGGGTGTGGATACCGTAAAAGAACGCCAAGCACAGCGTGACGCCGCACGCAAAGCTGAGCGCAAATCAGGACCTTCAAGCCCACGTAAAATGGCTCAGTCAAAATCTAAAAACAGCGGCCAAAAGAAAACTTTGGATGGCAACGTTATTAAATACGAAAAGAATAGTCCTACCAACCAAACTAAAAAGAAACATCGCTTATCTGCCGAGGACCTGTTAAAAACTACCCCTAAGCCTTCGAAAAAAGATTATGCGAAAAAAGGTAAAAAACTTAGTCGTTCTTACGAGACCGCACACGATCATACGCGCCGTGAGTTTGAGGAGCGTCGATCAAAATATGTCGGTGCGCGTAAAGAAAAGAATAGTGCAGCTAACCAAACTAAAAATCCTTCTAGCGGATTTGACGGTTATACAAAAATAGCCAGCAGCAAAAGCTCTAATGTTATTGCCGCAAAAAAAGCAGCCGCAAGCAGAAAAAACCCAAAGTCTACATACAAGTTTACAAAAGATAAAAAAACAGGTGAAACTCACCTATACCAAAAAGGATAATTATTATGGCTGGATGTGGACCACAACAACTGGGTAGCCCGATAAAATTAAAAGACGCATGTTACAATAAGGTAAAAGCTCGTTATGACGTATTCCCTTCGGCGTATGCTAGCGGCGCTATTGCTAAATGCCGTAAGGTTGGTGCAGCTAACTGGGGCAATAAATCTAAAAAGTAATGTATAAGTCACCTTTTAATAAGGTTCGTAAAACCAAAGAAGGCTTAGCTCTTAAACGATGGTTTAAAGAAGAGTGGAAAACACCTAAAGGTAAAGAAGAATACAGTAAAGGTGACAGCGGTACATTTAGGCCAACTAAAAAAGTAAGCAAGGATACACCTAAAACTTATTCTGAACTTAGCCCGTCTGATTTAGCAGCGGCAAAAGCAGAAAGAAAAGCAAAGGGTAGAGTATCGCGATACGATCGATCCGAGCTTAAGAAAAACTCTCCGGCCAATCAAGCTAAAACTAATGCTAATACAAAAGTAAATAATAGCAATATTACTACTAAGGCTAATAAAAAACCAAGCGGTAATTTATCTATTGATTTTCAGGCTAACACAAATAGCAATGGTTTAGGTAGCAATCCGTTTGATACAAGAAGCAATGATAGAACATGGAAAGATTTGCATGCTGTTGAAAAAGGTGCTGCTATAGGCGCTGGGCTTATGGCAGGCAGGGCCGCGATGGCTTGGATAAAGAATAGCAGAAAGAAATAAAAAAAGGGGATCCAATTACGGGTCCCCTTTCTTATTAATTAAACAACAACTATCCATCGCACGCGACACAATCTTCGTTCATTGCGTTCGCGGCAATATCTCCACGCAATACCGATTCGGTACGCGTATAATATAATGTCTTAATACCTTTCTTCCATGCTTCCATGTGGACTTTATTAATCCACTTAGGTGTAGCTTCTTTAGGGAAGGCAAGGTTCAAACTAACCGACTGATCAATATATTGCTGGCGGATGCCGGCTTGATTGACAAGCTCTAGTTGGTTAATCTCCTTAAATGTTTTAAATACTTCTTTAGCAGGATATTCGTAGCTACCAAGTAATACGTTGTCCAGCTCGTTAATACCTTGTACTGATCCACCATCTTCTAATATCTGATTCCAGATACGTTCAGTGTTCAATCCGTGTTCTTCTAAAACTCTTTCAAGAGTAGGGTTTCTACGTATGAAAGTGCCTTTAGCACTTTGTTCTGTAAATACGTTTGCGGCCCACGGCTCAATACCTGGAGAAATATTCCCAGCCAATTTACTGTTCGAAACAGTAGGAGCAATAGCCCTAAGATGAGTATTACGCATACCAGAGCCACTGCACCAAAGAGGCTCGCCATAAATACCGGCCAGGTCTTTAGAAGCGCGTTCGCTTTCAATTTTGATTTGAGAAAAGATTTTTCTTGTTTCATATTGTGCAGGTAATCCTTCAAAGGCTATGCCTCTGTCTTGTAAATATGTGTGCCAGCCTAAAACGCCAAGACCTAATGGTCGGCCTTTCGCTGCTGAGCGCACTGCATTCTCAAAGCCACGCAATCCTTTAGCACGCTGGATAAATTCTTCCATAACACCATCTAAAAACCAGATGGCATCGTAAATAAGATTCGTGTCTTTCCATTCGTCATACTTAGCTAAGTTAAGGCTGCTGAGACAGCATACAAAGCTATGTGATTCATCTGTGTGTAAGGTAATCTCACTACAGATATTTGTCATATGCACCTTTAAACCGTTTTGTCTGTATACTTCAGGATTTTGTTTATTAACATTTCCTTTAAACATAACGTACGGTTCGCCAGTTGCTTTTCGTTTTCTAAGCAATTTGCTCCACTTGCGTCGTGCATCTGCATCTCCGTGTTCAAGCTTTCGCATAAACTTATCACCAACAATTGCGCACTGATGAAGGTTAAGTGATTGTCTGTTGACATCTCCTTTAGGCTCTCTGATCTCAAGCCACTCTTCAAAATCATCGTGCTCAATATTGATGTTGACTGACGCAGCTCCTCGTCTAACAGCTCCTTGATTAGTAGCGAGGATCGTTGAGTCATAGATTTTGCAAAAAGGTACGACTCCATCTGATGTTCCATTCCCTGTAATTTTAGAACCAGCAGGTCTGATCTGATTAATGCCGATACCAACACCACCACCGTGCTTCGCCAACAGCATCATTTCCAGGTTTTTAGCACCTATATCTTGAATACTGTCGGCGACATCAATACCGAAACAACTGATCGGTAAGCCACGGTCGGTACCTGTATTTGATAACACAGGTGACGCAAGGTTTAGCCAGCCTTTCCAGATGTAATCAAAGAATACCTCAGCTAGCTCTGGTTTGTACAAACGGCGAGCAACCGTTTTGGCCACTCGCTCGTATGCATCTTTTGGTGTTTCATCGGCAAGTAGATACCCGCCGGCAATTGTTTTCTTATATACTTCTGTGTCGCCCCACTCTGGGTAATCGACACCTTTAATCCATTCTTCTTTCCACATATTACCAAATATCTTCAAAGTCTTCGTTTTCTCCTGCTTTAGAATAATCTGTAGGTCTAATAGCAAAGAAGTCTGTGTGGGTTACGCCACCGGTAAGATGGTAAAACCAATCTAGTTCTTTTGCCGAGGCTTCCACAAAAGGGAAATAATTGCCAAGGTCAATATACCCCAACTCAACAAGCTTTTCATTTGTTCTCTTTTTAATAAAATTCTTTAAGTCTTCAGACTTGATACCTTCGATATCGCCAGCTTCAAACATTTTATCAATGTAATTAAGCTCAAGCTCTACCATTGTTTCAGCCGCTTCAATTACATGCGATCTCACAGCCTCTAGCAACGAGGCATCTTCTTCGCACATGTGCCTAAATAATTGACACCCCATTTTGCTGTGCAATGATTCATCGCGTACTGACCACTTCATTTGCTGCCCAATGCCCTTAAGCTTGTTGCGCATTTGGAATGAATACAATACTGCAAACGATGAATACAATGATACACCTTCTGCAAAGGCACTGAATACTGCTAATGATTTAGCAATACCAACAGGGTCATTACCATCGTAAGCAACGAGATTGTCAAAGCGATCTGCTGTTGCTGGCTCGTGTAAGAATGCTTCGTAATCTTCAAGTCCTAATGTTTCATTTAAATAACTGTAGGCTACAGCGTGTACGGTTTCTTGTGAACCAAACATCATAGCCATTTGCTGGATCTCATGTTTAGGAAACCAGCCTACAACTTTTTGTGTCCAATAATCGGATACGGCACATTCGGTCTGAGCAAAACCCAGTAGGATATTTCCTACCAGGTTCTTTTCAGCCGGGGTTAGATGCTCGTTCCAGTCTTTGACATCGCCCTGCATACTGATTTCGGTGTGCAACCAAAATGCTTGCGCTTGCTTTAGCCAGCCTTCTGTGTAGTACTCCGGGTACTCGAAAGGCTTATACGGAATGCGTTCATCAAATAACCCCATTAGTGTGCGATTTGAAATGCAATATCAAAAAACGGAATGTACACTACGTGTGAAGTCATATCCTCTTGGAAATAACTACGCACGCCAATTAGTACTCCGGGATAAAACCCGATTGAAATTGCCCAACCTTTATTTTCTTTGCTCATATTTTTCTATTTGTTGCATTAATTCTTTATATAGTACCTTGCCGCGCATATTCCACGACCAGTCCACCCATTTCTTTATTTGGCGCTCTGCGTACTTTTGCCTGGCGATCGCTTTTGCTTTTCCAGTATCAGCTGAATTACTTCGTCGCATTGTTTCTGATTTTGTGGTTTATACAATGTAAACGGCTCGAGTTTATTTTCAGCTATATACTTCTTGAATAGCTTCCATCGCATCGGAAAAGATTCGTTAGCCCTTCCTTTGCACTCAATGATGAAATGCTTTCCTACAAAGTCCGGCGTGTATTTGATGTTAAGGATTTTTTTATTTCCTCTATTAATGAACTCGCCTTTACCGTTCCCCTGGCACTCGTAACTTTCAAAGGGGAATTCGAAAGCGGGTTGTAATTCAAATGTTTCGCCCTCATATATTGCTGGAATTTTAGCCTTCTTCAAGGCAAGATACATATACTTCTCAAGCCCGGAGGCGAAGTTGATGCCGTCTATAGACACCTTCTTCGATCTCACTGGTCCTTTCTTTCTACTATATTTCTTTTTCATATTACTCCTCGGAGCTCTGTGCTTCATATTTTTCTTTGGCTTTTTGCAAATACAAGACGGCATCCATAAGCTCTTCTTGTAAGTGATTCAGCCAAGTAAGCATTTCGCTTGGATCATCTTCGAGTGTAACGCCGTATTTTTCATAGCCGACATTTGAACGGCCTACAAACTTCTGACAGACACGACGCACAACAGGGTCGCGAAACTGCATTGGTACGATAGTATCGTGTGATGCTATTGGTTTCATAGTGTTGCGGTTTTAGATCTTAAAAATTTAGCAATGGTTTCACCTGGATGATTGTCGTCTTTAACGAATGTGCCGTTCTGCATTTTACCTTTGCGCGTTGATATTTGTGTCCACGCAGCTTCAATACACTCCTCAATAGTATATCCGCCGAGGTATGCAAGATTAGTTAATACAACAACACAATCCCCAATGGCATCAACAAACTCAACGTCGTCTTCATTTAAAATTGCCTTAGCTAATTCGCCAGACTCTTCCATTAGTTTTGCATATTGCGTTTTAGTATCGCCTTTGTCGTAGATACCGCGTTCTTTAGCCCAGCATCTAATGTTATCAAACGGCTGGTATTCCCCTAAGCAGCATTCATTTTCCGGCGCTTCTTGTGCTTTAAAGCGCGCTTGTTCGTATTCGTGAAATGCTTTGTTGTAAATGTAGCAGCGGTCAGGATTAAAATGTGAGATTCTACAATTGTCCATGATCCATTGAATGTTGGTTTTGTCAATTGTAAATCGATAGCCCTGTGGTGTAATCCAGCTCATTCCTATATTGTCCATAAGACGGCCTTTAAGTTTTTCAACAGGCACGGGGAATGTTGTGGTTTGGTTTGTTGGGTTTATTCTCATAGTTTTTGGTTTAAATAAATCTTTATATAATTTTCTATCAACACGATAGCCATAAGACTTTTGAAGTTCTATCTCTAGCCTTGATACCTCGCTGATATCTTCACCCTCAAATAGAACTTCGTATTCATCTGGAGCATATCCTTGTTGCTCCGTTACTCTCTTATTAAGATTACGCGTTACGCCTATTTTTTGACCCGGAATGTGATAAATATAGTATGTCATTTTGTCTTAAATTCCTACTGACAATGGCGCTTTAATTGTCGGTAATGGTTCATAATTTTCTAGGTGTATATGCTCAATATCTGGTATGTTAACATAACATGGTTTGCTTATCGTAAGTCCTTCTTCAAGTAACAAAAACGGGTAAACTTTGTGACTAATGTCTCTACTTAAAAGCTCTTTTGTTTGTTCAACGTGATCGGTATACAAATGGCAATCGCCGAGTTGTGCAATCAACCTGCCTGGTTTATATCCTGAGCCTTTGGCTAACATATGCAATAACAAACCGTACATTGCAATGTCATAAGGCAAACCAAGGAATACGTCGGCAGATCGTTGTTGCCACATCAAATCGAGCATGCCGTCATTGATATAGACTTGAAAGCCATAATGACACGGAGGCAAGGCCATTTGAAACAGCTTGTCAGGAGCCCACGCGTTGACCATAAGGCGTCTAGAATTAGGATCAGTGTTTATGCCCTCTATCAAATGATAAAGCTGGTCATAGCCATGAAAATTGCGCCACTGTCTGCCATACACAGGGCCAAGGGTTCCGTCTGAACGACCTGAGCGCTCGTAGTCGGGATCCCAATACTTAATGCCATGGTCATGTAGGAACTGCATGTCGGTACGCCCATTTAGTATCCAAAGCAATTCGCCTACAGCATTCTTGAACGATACTCTTTTAGATAATAAAAGCGGGAAACCCGCTGACATATCATGTTCTAGCGTTCTTCCGAATA